TGTCCAAGCGGGCTTAGGCACCTCCGGTGCCGCCGCGCCGCGGCCGGAGGCACCTCCGGTGCCGCCCAAGAACTTAATTGAGTGTAATCTCCTTCTTGTCCTTTGCCTTTTGTCTCTTTGCGGGTCGCACGCGAACCTCCTTGAGTTCATCGCCGCCACTCACAGACACAATGTCACTCATGTTTTCGTCGTCCAGAGACTCCAAAATGGGCTCGATGGTGGCCTCTCTCGTCGACGTGTTCACGGGCATTGGTGGCATCATGATTCCACCCATCAAACTCGAGATATCAAGTCCCGGTCCCTGCATTTCACGTCGCGACGAGGTCTGGGCTCCTCCCTTCACCGGTCTAGAAGACGTGTCTTCACGAGGACCCTGATTCATCTGCGTGTTTTTGACCGCATTCATCATATTTTGAACCAACTCGGGGTTCTGTTTGAGTACATCATTCATATTCGGAACCGCAGCCTTGAACATGCTGTTCGTCAAGTGAAACATCATACCGGATCCACCAATCATCATCATGAGTTTAATCTCGGGTGCCACGTGCATCTTGGTGCGGTACTTTGTGTAAAGCTCCTCGAAGACACCGTCGTAATCATCCACGTTTTCCATCACGCTCTCGGACCACCCGTCGAGCATGATGTCAAACGGATTGTACCGCTTATTCAGGAACTCGACACCGGTGACACACGCAATGAGCATCCTCCTCGAAAACTTGATGGATTGCTCAGCCTCAATGCCATAGAGAAGCCTCTTGTACTCTGTTCGAATCTCGGAGATGTCCGAATAGGCGTTCAACCGCTTATTCACGTTGAGACCCTTTTTCTCGAGACGAGCCAATTTGTTCAAGAGATCCGCCTTTTCGTCGTCAATGGACGAGTATCCAGGTGACGGCTTTTCCTCCTGTGGGGCTCCGCCGCCGTACCCACCCTCCTGACCCCCGGGACCCATGGGCTCCTCCTCCTCTTCCTCCTCACCGTCGTCCTCCTCTGGTGCAAAGTCCCTCTGGAAAGAAGGTGGAGGCTGCGATCTCTTTATTGGATTCGTGAATGCATCCATGTTTTCGTTGAAGCGAGGAGCGCTCACAGGCGGTGGTCTCGGGGCCACGGGTCGTCGCTTTGGGGCCACCGGACGAATCTCAATCTCGTCGAGCATCGCCTGTTCATCGTCATTGAGCTTCATCACGGTGACTGGAGCACTTCGTTCAAGCACGATGTTGTCATCCATCTCTGGTTTCTAAATGGAAACTATTGTCAAACCTTTAACGCGCTCAGCAGAAAAAAAATAAGTCAGACTTGTAAATGATGAAAAAGATTCCATCCTGGATGATCCTGATTGTTGTCGCCATTGTTCTTGGCTTTCTCGTGTATCGCACCAGCGGATACACCGGGTCTCCCATCACGACCAATCAGGGTGACAGCCTCCCCGCGTCCGTCACCGGATCGACCCCGCAAACGTCACTGTCTTGCATCCCCGACGCGTATTACTCAGCAATGGATGGTTCCGGTTACGGGATCTGCGGTCTGCAGAAGGACATCAAGCAAACCATGAGCTATCTCATCACAGGTGATGCGAGTGACACTCAGTTGGGGGACTAGAGACAACTTTGAGGGGACAGAAGGTCCCCCGAATTTAGATGCCACTCAAAAGCATCTAATTATTCTAAGAACCAAGCACGAAGCGCTTGTGACCCAAAGGTATCTAATTCAGAGGGCTTCGCCCTCAAAACCCAAGTGGATGCAAAAGTTCACTTAAATTCAGGTCACTCGGTTGGGAGAACCAAGCTAGTGCGGAGCACGACGTCGCTTGTGACCAAGAACCCTGTTTTTTCTTCTACTTGTAAAGTAAATGTCTGGAGGCATTACGCAACTCGTGTCCATTGGCGCTCAGGATGCCTACATAGTTGGTAACCCCGAGGTGTCCTTTTTCCAATCCACGTACAAGAGACACACAAACTTTTCTCATCTCGTCTTTCGACAGATTATCCAGGGGAACCCATCCAACGGAGGCATGTCGACTGTTCGATTTGAACGCAAGGGTGATCTCCTCAGCTACGTGTACTTGACAAAGAAGAATTCGTCTGGCCTCCAGGAGTTTCAACTCGATGACATTGAATACATCGAACTCTTGATTGGGGGACAAGTGGTGGACAAGCAGTACACAGACTTTTCTTGGAACGTGGCGAATCCCTTGCTCGTGACATCTCAAAACAAGGCGTCGAGTGACCCCAAAAAGTTTTATCCGCTTCACTTTTGGTTTTGCGAGAGTTGGCAATCGGCTCTTCCACTCGTGTCCCTTCAGTTTCACGACGTTGAACTCAGAATCAGATGGAAGAACCCCGGTGACTTTCAGTACGAGTGCTGGGCCGATTTCATCTTTCTCGACACACCTGAACGAACAAAGTTTTCGAGCGCCAAATCTCAGAGTATTCTGATGTATCAGGTTCAGACACAACCCTCGTCCAAAGGAAGCGTTCAGCCACTCGTGTTCAATCAGCCCGTCAAGTTTTTGGCGTGCTCGAGTAACATCCTTGGGTCCGTGTCTGACACGATCAAACTCCAACTCAACGGAACAGACATTGGTGACGAAAAGGTGTACGATCAGCACTTTAACGCGATTCCATTTTATTATCACTGTCCAAACGCCTCAACCACGTACACCACATTCTTGTACCCATTCTGTCTCGACACGACACGTGTTCAGCCGTCGGGGTCGCTCAACTTTAGTCGTCTCGACTCTGCTCGGTTTGTGTCTTCATCCGGGGGCGTTTTTGACTTTGGTGAATACATTTACGCAGTCAACTACAATGTTCTCAAGATTGAAGATGGCATGGGTGGACTCATGTATGCGAACTAAGACCGAGCACGAAGTGCTCGTGATACCAGAGTCTGACCTTCGGTCCCCTCAAAGTTGTCTCGTGACCCAGGATATCCAAATTCGGGGGACCTTCGGCCCCCTCAAAGTTGTCTAAAAGAAGTTGTCTGGTAAATAGTAATGAACAAGCTCGTTTTGATCGTGATTCTCGTAGCCTTTGTTTTCATCGTGACGTATGACCCCAAAAAGGGAAAAAAGTTTTTGCCGCTCGAAAAGTATCAGGAGGAACCGGTGGTCACCGTCCCCGAATGTGACGAAAAGAGGTTCCTCGAACTCCAGGGGCTCACCGGATTTTGTGCAGGCCAAAACAAAGAGCACCTCGGGGCGGTGATCAGCAGTCCGCTCGAGGGTGGCTCCAACGTTGTCGGATACGAACCCGCGCCATTTTAAACTCAAAAAAGTCACCGGGGACCATAGAATGGATCGCAACACCATGATGATGATTGCTATTGCAGTGCTTCTTTTGGCCGCCTTGTACTTGTATCGTGAAAACCAAAAGCTGAGAAAGCCCGTTGTCACGGACCCGGTCGCCGCCGATGTCCCCGCCCCCAAAGAAAAAATCGCTGAAAAAAGTGTCCCTACAGAGTCAGAATGAAAGAAATTCGCCACAAAGCCATCGTGATTCCGAGATCAGGTGACCGGTTCCTCACGGTCCGTGACTCTCGGCACCAAGAGTGGATCTTCGTCACAGGAGGATGCAAAAAGTCCGAGATGAACGATCCACTCCGATGCGGTCTCCGTGAACTCGAGGAAGAGACCCGGGGTGTCTTCTCCATCAGGGAGGGACACTACACAACATTTGAATTTGAAAGTTCGTACAGATCCCCAGAAGAGTTGAAGAATGATCGAGCAGAGGGACTCGTTGTTTCCCTCGTGTATCATGTTTTTCTTATTGATGTGGATCTGACACCAGAACATCAACAAAACATTGTCAAGACATTTCACATCAATAAAGACCGCATGGATTCAAACAAGCGAGACGGTGTTCGAATCAAACGAGCCTACGATGAGAATGATGACATTAGCTTCGACACACTCGAAGAGTTTAACCGAAAAAAACGCTGGAGACTCATTGTCAACAACGTCATTGACAATCCAAAATTTTACGAGGCGCTCTCATCAGATAAGGAAAAGGTGCCCTTTGTATGGTAAGAGACCAAAACACCTTGTGATAAGGTTCCAAGAACGCTATCACGAGAAGAACAATCTACGATCGCGCGCGTGCTTCGCACGCTTGAGACCAAAACACCTTGTGATAAGGTTCCACGAACGTCACCAGTTTAAAAATACAAACCCAGTGAAACCATGTTCAAGTCGTGGTGTCAGCCGTACGCGAATGCGAGTTGTTTGTCACATGCGCTCATGGATGGAGGAGTTCTCTCGGTCCCCTTTGAGAAGCTTCAAGAGTTTTATGAGGTGTACGTTCAAAGCGTGTGCGAAGGTGAACAAGTTTTTGTCGTCGAACGAGAGACACCCAATTACAACTTTTACTTGGACATTGACTACAAGGATGATGATGAGTTGTCACTCGCTCAAGTTCGGACACTGAGTCAAATTATCTGTGACAAGATTCAGAGCATCCTCGAAAGGGAGTCACCCGCACTCGTGTGCATCTCCGAACCAAAACCCAAGGACGGAAAGATGAAGACTGGGATACACATAAATTGGCCAGGACTTGTCGTGAATCAAGAAGGGGCGTTCAACTTGATGCACCACGTGATTTCAACCTTGAACAACGTGTACTCTGATCGAGACTGGTCAACCGTGATTGACGCATCTGTGTATGGACCACCGGGGTCAAAGGGCTCTGGGTTTCGACTGCCGTGGTCACACAAAAAAGTCAAGGGTGTCGTTGAAGGCGTGTATCTCCCAATCTTCGAGTATCGTCAGGGGGAACTCCGTGACACCAGTCAAGAACCAAGCGTTGAAAAACTTTTGATGGCGACGATTCGAACACAAGTCGAAGAGGTGACACAGGTACCGGAATGTGTCATTCTCTGTCAGCCAATCAGGAAACGAAAAGAGGGTGACTTTACACCTGGTGAACTCAAAAACGAGGTGAACGACTCGGAACTCTCCGCCCTCCTTGAAACATTCATCCGGGTGAACATGCCTGGTCAGGGAAACACTCGGGTCCAAAAGATTTTCAAAGTTCGAAACAAGTTTCTCGTGAAGACAAACTCCAGATACTGTGAGAATATCAGACGCGAACACTCCTCAAATCACGTGAAGATTGTCATTGAACCCAAGGGGCTCATCCATCAAGAATGTTTTTGCAGATGCGACACGGTCAAAGGGAGACACCACGGTCTTTGCAAGGATTTCAAGAGTCGTGAGCACCAACTCTCAAAGAGGATCTGTGACTTGTTGTATCCTCCAGCAGAAAAGAAGAAGTGTTTATTTCCCAAGCGGTGAAGTGCGCAGCACGAAACCGCTTGTAATCCAGAGACGAATGAACAGCTCGCGATTCTATTAAAAAAGTAATGCTTTGATACAGTAGACAAAAATGGTCACCACAAGAACTCGTTCTGGACGCACTGTCAAGGAGCCTGTTCGCTACGAGCCCGTTGAAAAGGTCACGGATGACTTTGCAGAAGACGAATACGACTCTGACGTTGATCTCGACGCATCAGACATTGACGACGAAGAGCTCATTGGCGAGGACTCTGATGAAGAAGAGTCTGAGGACGGTGATGATTCTGATGCCGATGAAAATGGAAATTTGAAGGATTTTGTCGCGTACTCGGAGGACGATGAGGAAGACTCTGATTATGAAGACGAGGAGGAAGACTCTGAAGAGGACTCGGAAGAAGAGGAAGACTCTGATGATGAAGACGAAGACCTCGAGGACTCGGAAGACTACTCCGAGAGTGACGAAGAAGAGGACCCGCCTCTTTCCAAACCACCGTCACCCAAAACACCGGTGGCAAAACGGGACTCACCAAATTCTTCTCGTGCGCCCACCGACGACGATAAAAGTGTGACAACAGAGTAGAATGCAGACTGATATGAGTCCGATTGACGATTCTTACGACCCTGTTCCGCCGCCACCAAGACCCTCACAGCGTGAGTATTTTCAGGAGGGGTACTATCAGCCTCCACAACAGTTTTCACCACAGTATCAATCTGAGAAAAAGGAGGGATTTTTTGCTCAGTTTGACAAGTCAACGTGGTTTATCGTAGGACTTTTAATTTTAATAGCCTTTTTCATGGGAAAGACTATGCAACCGGTTATATTAAAGGCGTGATCACAGATGTTCTTTAGGCTCTCCCACCTGATTTCACAGCAAGACGTATGATCATAATAGTGAATATGAATGAAATTAAAAGTTCAATCATACTGAGTATATTCAGCGTGTTTGTTGACACCTTTTTGTTTAGATACATCACCATCACAATCACGTTAAAGAAAAATCGAATGACGAGATACATCGCAAAAAGTGATATGAGCCCAAACTTCATTTACAAGTACCATGAGAAGAAAATTCAGAACCCAATAAGGTTCCTCCACCCCTTGTTATCAAAGACGTCCCTGTAATTGTACGAGTCAGCGTCTTTTAAAGACACGGGACCATCAGTGTCATCGTAGTACCCGACGACTTCTTCCTTTTTCGTTCTTGTTAAAGCCTTTTTCAGGGGTTTTAAAAAGTACACGAGGAGACCAACGTTAATTATGAATGAGATGAAAAAGAGTACGTCCCACATTTAGATTTAGATTAGAAAATAACCGAGTGACAAACGAAGTGAAGTCACTCGTAGCCGGAGTCGCGGGTCCTTTGTTTTAAGCAGGAACTTCTTCGACACTTGGGGTCTCGGGTGCCGGTGGAGACTCGATGGGCTTGGATGCTGACAAGAGCCTCTGTTTCTGGCGCTCCCTGATTTCATCGGCGACGATTGCGTCTGCTTCGGCCACGAGTTGTTCCATAGGTGCGTCTGGTTTCTCGGCGCGAAGTCGCTCGAGGACTTCGGCGGGGTGACTGATCGGGGGCTCGTCGGGCTTGCTGTAGTACTTGGAGTTTTCGTCACCGGGCTTGATGAATGAACCATCGACTGGTTTCGCCATCATGTCCTTCTTTCGGTCCTCGAACATCTTGGCCGCAGCAGCCTGATTCTCCTTGTACTTGGTCATGAGTTCCTCGAGCTTCTCGTCCGCGTAGTGTGTGTCTTCAATGTGATCGCGATCGGGGGGAATCAAGAGCCACTTGTACATGGAACACACGTAAATGTCAAAGTTTCCATTCTCCTTTTGGAGCCTCTTGGCGTACTTGGCAGCCTCTTCTTGCGTGGGAAAGACACCCGAGATTTTCAGGCCCATCTTGTCCGTCTTTTGAGGACAATCAGGGCCGACGATGGAAATGCATGCAAAGTTTTGACCGGGGACACTGATGTAATCGGATTCGAGTTCGATGGTGGACATCTAAGTTCAGTGGAGCTCATTTCTTTAAATAGACAAAGGGTGGCATATTATTATAGGATGGTATAATAATATGGAGACTGAGATCAAGACTGTGTTTGTCTCTTCTTCGGCACGCGCGAGTGGATCTGGGAATGCGTACACAGTGTATCTCCAAACACCTGTGAAAGACATTTACAAGGCGGAACTCTTGTACGCAAGTGTCCCGAATAGCCTTTATAACCTCACAAACGGGACTGATGTCATCGAGATTAATGGAAATACATTCTCGATCCCCGTTGGTTTTTATGATGTGACGGGTCTCGCCCGCGAACTCACGAATGCCCTGGTGCCCTTGTCCAACGTGTCAGTCACGTATCTGAGCAACGAAGGAAAGTACGTCCTGTGGAACCCCAGTGGTTCATTCACCGTGAGTATCCTGAGCCAAGAACTTCGAACGCTTCTCGGGTTCACTGGTTCGTCTTACACATCCCAAGTCCCTCCTTCTGCGAGTCCACCGGGTGTGATACCCTTGTACGCAGACAACTTGGCCTACGCAGGGACCTATAAAAACTTTGTCAAGTCAGACACACTCGTGAACACACCAATCACAGGTGCAATCCTTCTCGACATTCAAGAACTTCGGAGTCCCGTGATGTACACGGGTATCGACGCCACGTGTTATGGGAGCGGAGGATTCAACCCCTTTGCAGTCATTCCCATTGACGTCATCAGTGGCAACTACATCAACTTTAAAAAGGGTTCGTCGTTTGACTTTGACATTGAGTACCCACACCCCATTGATCGCCTCGACAGAATCACGGTTCGGTGGACAGACACACACGGAAAACTTTTGAACTTTAATGGGGTTGACGAAAACTTTTTTGTTTTGAGACTCCACACGACTCGAAAAAACTTTTTGATAAGGTAATTCATCGATTAGGGGGGTCGAAGACCCCTGATCATTGACTTGCTAATTAGCAGAGACAAATCTGACAAAATCGAGAAAAAACTTTTTTAAAGTCGAACACGTGAATGAAAATGTTCGAAGTTCCTCCCAAAAAGTTTTTCGAAAATTCTAGGATCTCACCTCTCAGAAATTTCTGAAAAAAGTTTTTTGTGGTATCGGCTACAAGTGACTTCGGTCTTCGACCTCGTCACTAGCGGGCTTTTCCTGCGTCGCGGCCGTAGGCCGCTCTTGGTTTTATAACCTCTTGATGAATCCAAAAAACTTTGTCTTCTTGACACCTGTTGGTCGTGGAACTGGTCGAACACTTTCAGCTTCCCAGATGGCTTTCAAAACATTTTTTCTTTTTACAAGTGGTCGAAGACTTTTGAACTTTTCGATTCCACCCTTGGGATGAAGATACCTTGTTCCAGAATTGGCGTTGATGACCGTGGCCCTGTTTCGTTTATTTTCAATTTTCCGTCCCTTGTTGGTCACGTTCGAATGTGCCACTTTCCCGTATCCTCGACAAAAAGTTCCTATGACAGTCCCACCGCCAGACTTGGATATCTTGTTGAGTATAGATGAAATTGTCATGGACTCTTGCCCTCGTGATAAATTATTTCGGTTATTCACGGGTCTCGATGGAAACTTTGCGCGACCCTTGTTGTTCAAGTAGGGTTTTCTTCGATTTCGTCGCAACATATTCACGGGTAACTTGTAGATGCCGTGAAGAAGATTCACGTTGTTGCTCTTGGGCATGTTTATCACCTGATTTCGATAATGAGTCCCAGGCTCATAAAATTGAACTTGGTTGGACATTAAAAAATTGTTTGTTCGGCCACGGTTTTTGAATATTGGACCGTGATTCCAATTTTTGCTGTAAAAGTATCCGCACTTGCTCAAAAACACAAGTCGAACACCCTTGGGGACAATCTGATTTACATTTGCGGGTTTTATCGCAGAGTGACCCAGGATCACGTAACGCTTCGGACCAAATATCATTTACATTGTAGCATTAAAAAAGTCACACGTGGTAAAAGTAGAAACCAAGTGATGAGCGAAGCGAAGTCACTTGTGATCCCCGGCTACAAGTTGCTTCGCAACTTGGTTTTTAAGAAAATGATTGCGTTTGTACTCCTTTCACTCCTAGCGTTTGCGTCTGGAAGACTTGAACCAAGTGGTTTCAAAGTGAACGACACAGCACCACTGACTTGCGAAGAATGTACAACACTCGCGACCAACGCCGAGGACCTCTTGAGTCTCTTTGACAAGTACGCCATGTATGAGTGTTCACAACTTCCATCACCAGATGTTCAACCGTGTCAGGAAGTCGTCGAGGCCATCGTCCCATTTGTCATTGCGCAAGTGATTGAAAAGTATCCACCTGAGGTGATTTGTCAAAAACTCGAGTATTGTCCTCGGTCACTGTGGAGGTTTTGGTGGTGACAATCCAAGTCGCGAAGAATGAGCGACTTGTAGCAGGGAAACTTTTTTGGTGATCGATCGAGTGTCACAAGTGGCTCCTTCGTCGCCACTTGGTTCTTGTCTTAAAAAAATGACGCACAAGTTTACTAAAATGGAATCGGTTCGTAAACATCACAATGCAATCAAACGAGCTCTTATCCAATGCACTACACCGTCTGGTTCCAGTGTTTTGGATGTTGGCTGTGGCGCTGGTGGCGATCTTCAAAAGTGGAAAATTGCAGGGTCACTTGACATGTGTGATCCTGGGCCTCTTGATGAAGCAAAATCACGCGCTAAGAAACTAGGGGTCCCGGTCACATTTTATCAAGGTGACATTCTCGCGTGTCCAAAAAAACTCTACGATGTCATAGCGTACAACTTTTCAATGCAATACATCTTTGAATCGAAGACCCTCTTCTTTGACACGTTGAACGCTATCCGAGACCGACTTCGTCCTGGTGGAAAACTCATAGGTGTGATCCCGGACTCTCACACGATTCTCATGGAGACTCCGTTTCAGGATCACCTTGGAAACTACATGACACGCGGACCAAACACAGGTCGAGGTGTCTTTGGCGAAAAACTTTTTGTGTTTCTAGCCGACACACCTTATTTCAAGGGTGGTCCGATTCCAGAACCCATCGCGTATAGAGATTTACTCGTGACACATCTCGAACTCTTGGGGATCCACCTTGATATATGGGAACCCTGTCAGGGTCCGGAAAAGATTACTGGTTTGTACTCGCAATTTGTTTTTACTAGGGTCTCAAAGCATCCAAATTAGGGGGACTTCGTCCCCGAAGTTGTTCTCGGCCCACTTGGTTTTTTTAGCACACGATTATATGGTGAGTCTCTGGTTGGTAACCACCTTTTTGATTCTGCTCAACGTGGTGCTCTTGTGGGCCACTCAGGAGCCCCCGAATCTCATCGAAGTCAAACGACGGTACCAGATTCTTGTGGATCACATCCGTGAGAGTGAAGTCCCAGAAAAGTTCAAGGTGCTCGAAAACCAAGTTGTCATCACGGGTCGAAAGGGTGGTGATCTTGGCTACAACGTGAACAAGGGGTTTGAGATTGGTATTTGTCTCGACGGGACTCCAAATGATATGTTTCACGTGTTACTTCACGAACTCGCTCACTCGACGGTTGAAGAGTACACACACTCGGAACAATTTTGGAAAAACTTTGGAGAATTAAAAGACATGTCTGTGAAACTTGGAATCTATGAACGTATCAATCAACGTAAAAAGTTTTGTGGGGAATACATTCAGGACTGAAGGACTACTTTGGGAGCCCCCGGAGAGTTCTAATTCAGGGGCTTTGCCCCTCAAGTAACCCTAGGACTACTTTGGGGGCGAAGCTCCCAATATTAGGATGCCCACAGAACTACTTTGGGAGAGACCACAAGTAATTTTATTTTCAGATAACAAATGGTGGCGACAGTTGATGCTTTAAAAGGCTTGTCACTGTGGGCAGTCGCCATGATTGCACCCGTTCTCATGACGTACGTGGACAACACGACGTTTCGACTAATCTTCTTGACACTTGTGTATCCAACAGTGCTCAGTTTTCTGTGTCGCGCGGGACATTTTTGGGTCTCTCACAAGGTTGTTCTCATCGCATCAGTCATTTCGTTTCTCGTGGCCCTGGCACTTCAGATGTCTCAAAAGGTGGATGATGCAGTCAAGAATCCCGATAGCAACAGGCTCCTCGCGGGTGTTGTTCTCGGGTCGCTCCTTTTCACCTTTTTGGGTGTCATGTATGTTTCTTCACAGATGGTGGACATGTACGACACTGGGGAATTTAATGCGTTCTCTTGAGTCTAAAACTTTAGATGATGACACCAGATGGAAACCATTTCTACAATGATTTTATCAGACCGTGACGACTCGATGACTCCTTTATTTGGAGGCACCAGCAGTGGACCGCCAGCCGCTGTTCCCTTTTCGTATTCCCCAAATCTCCCGCCAGAGCCGGCGCCACAAGCCCCCGCGGTCCGTGCTCCCGAAAAAAGTATTGGTACACCTCAAATGGATTCCACTCCGATATCTGACATTATGGGTCAAGACGTTGATTACGCCGCTGCCCAGGGGCCGTACATGGCTCCCCCTCCTTCTTCCGCGGTTGTTCAGCAGGCGCCCAAGGCTGCCAAAACCGGGTCCCTGACCACTGAACAGATGGAGGCGCTCTTGGCCGGTGTCGCCGCCGTCGTCGCCTTTGCCAAACCCGTTCAGGAGAAGCTTGTCGGGTTCATTCCCCAGATGGTGTCATCTGCCGGTGAAACATCCAACATTGGATTGCTCATTACAGCACTTGTTGCCGCGCTCATCTTTTACTTTGGACGAAGGTTCATTAAATAACCGAGTGACAAGCCTAGACCAAAATTGTTCTAAAAAAGTACCCCACAAACCATGCAAGAAGAAATGTATTCGCTTTGGATTGCACTCAACAAATACATTGCTGAACTCATGGGTCTCGATGAGTACTCTGAAAGTGAAGACGAGGAACTCGGTGAACAAGAGACACCCGAGTCACGTGTTAGACCATTGGATCTCCCACGTAGACAGACTATTTAAAAACCAAGTCGCTACGAAGGAGCGACTTGTAGCCCAGTGACTTTGCTCAGTCACTTTGTTTTAGAAGACTTCCTTTTCGCAATCAACTTTTTTAGTTTTATCTTCTTCAAAATTAAAAGTTGTCTCTTAGTCAATGGTACGGGTGTCACAGTTTTTTGTTTTTTAGATGAAGACTGTGGGATCTTCGCGAGACTCTCACCCCTCTTTCTTTTAAGCACACGACTTGAAGAGACATTCTTTTGTTGGAGCTTGTGTTCGAGAGACCACGTTGGAAAAGAATAGGTCCTCGACACATTGTGATAACTCGTTGGCATTCCCCTTGTCGCTCGACACGAAGTGACAAAGAGAATACCGCGTCTACCTCTAGACAACTGAGACAACTGCATAGTCTCACCTGAAAAGCGACCGGGACGACTCGACAACTGTCCGTTCTCGAGTGGAATCCTGTGAAGCCCCATGCCCCACGATGGATCAGACATGACCAATGTTATATCAGGACACGTGTCACCCGGTCCATACGTTCTCTTTTGCCAATCCTTCATAACTTCTAGATACGGTGTCATTGTCACAGTCTTTCCAGGTGTTCGAGGGTGAGCGTACCGAATCATCTTGTTGGTCAAAAAGGCCCGAAGACGACTCTTACTGGTGAATAACCTGTAAAACTTTTCGTTGATTATGTACTGTGGAAGATATCTCGCCGCACGACACACAAATATGATGATGAGTCCGGGTGGAACAACAAACTCTTGGTCCACTTCATACGTGCCATGTGCCAACACCATGGACATTTTATCAGCTCTCGCAATCATGTTTCGTTTCGTCTCCATATATTTAACGTTTAAAATAACCGTTTGACCCGGATTACAAGTGCCCGCGTCGCTCAAGCGAATGGATCACAAGTCGCTCCTACGTCGCGACTTGGTTTTTAAAATAAGGGTTGTTCACCTCCTTGACATTTCCCATTGTGAGGTTTCTCCGTGTAAATGGATGAGTCACTTTTCCAGACACATTGTACATGGTGTTCAAAGTGTTTGTATTGAAATAATTGTAGAGTCCCGGTGCTCTTCTGACACGATACACAGTCTTGCCACGAAGTGCATTCAACGTGACTGGGTCCTCTGCGTTCTTTAACTCGCGAAGAAGCTTTCGGGTCAAGTGTCCCCGAATGTGTCTCTGGATCGTTCTTGCATTAGAGTGACCTGGGAATCCGTATCGATTGCTCTTCACGTGGGAAATCTTTTGTTTTTTGGTGGTCCTGGTGTTGTTCATGGGACTTGCTTTGCGCTTTTTACGCGTTTGATTGTGAAACCGAAGCAACCTGTTCCATTCACGATTCATGTTTCTTTCATAGTTGCTCATTATAAATATTAGAGAAAAGAAACGATATTCTTGTAAGAAAAAATGGATCGAAAAATGGAACTCTACAATGCGCTCTGCAATCTGTATCCTCGTCACAAGGAGTATCACATCATGATGAGTCTTGAAGAAGTTCTTGAAGTCATGGAGGACGCCGGGGAGAATTGGTCAGATGGTAAAATTATTCAAACTGTTCATGAAATCGAGTGTGCCGAAGATGAGGATGATGATTGACTCGGCTCGTCACTTGGTTTTTACTTCACCTTTTTGATAGTCACAACACCTTTCTTCTTTGGATCTGGTTTCGTCGTTTCGTGATTTGGGTTGTAATTCTTCGTGTGAAACGTCCACAGAGACGGTGACCCTATACGAAAGTTGGTGCGGGGCCTTGCTTTATAAAAGAAGACACAGTCCTCGATACGATTGCTCTTGCTCGTGTTGTCAAGCACGAGACACTCGTAGTTTTCGGTACACATTGTCATCACCTGATTAAAAACGTCAAAGCTTGGAAAGATTCCAAAAAAGTTTTTGTACAACTTTTCTCGATTCGCAAGCACATTTTCTCGAAGGATAAACACGTAGTCCACATTGGCTCGAAGATCTGGTGACAAGTCCATACAGTACTGCATCGTGAGCATAAAGAAGATTTTCCAGTGACGACCATTCATGAAACACTGACGAATACACGTGTCCTTCATAAACTTTCTGTCGTACATGCAGTCGTCGAGCAAGAGAAACGCCCCAGAGTTTGGAGCGTTTTTACTCACGAGACCTTTTTGACGTGCGAGGACACGTTCAATCGCGTCCCTGTCGTAGTCACCGTAAATGAAGAGATCTGGGACAAACTTTTTAAAGTGGTGGTTCCCGTCTTCAGTCGCAGACATGACTATTCCAGCTGGGATGTGTCTCTTGTGATACAGGATGTCTGTGACGAGAAAACTTTTTCCTGTGCCTCTCTTGCCGATAAAGATGCACACCTTGTCATCCGCCATTGTCTCTGGTCTGAATTTTCGCAATTGAAGATTCATCGCTACTTGATGTCGACATGATTTTCGCGCGAGTCAGGCGCACTGATTTAAAATATAAAGGAATACAAATGCACGATCTCATTCTTCTTTCGCTTCTTCTTTTAATAAGTGTCCTCACAGTCGCCTCGTGCTCCATAGGCATCCAGTGTCTGAACAAGAACAGCGATGACAAAAAAAGCACGAACCACAGTTATCTCGTGTTTATGCTCGTCATGGGAATCTTTGGTATCATTGGGTCCATTGGTGTCGGTGTTTATCAACTTCAAAAACCGGCGAATGTTCCAAAGCTGTACTAAAAGTTCAAGTGGTGAGCAAAGCGAGCCACTTATGATTGAGGCTCGGCTACTTTGCTTCGCTCGTCACTTGGTAAAGTTCAAGTGGTGAGCAAAGCGAGCCACTTATGATTGAGGCTCGTCACTTGGTTCAAGTGGGGGAACTTATAATGGGATCAAGTAGGGAGCACGTGACTCTTGATTTTCTTGAGCAACACGTCAACTCCGGCAACAATGGATGAATCTTCAGCGTACGTCACCTTGAGTGACTCGATACCAGGGACAGACTCGAGGAGTTCCTGATTGCAACCAGAGACTATAGCCTCGTTGACGACATTGGTTACATGCATCAATGTCGTCGCGCGATTGTCACCATTGAGCCACCTCAAAAAGGGACTCGTCTTTCTATCAATTGTTAACAACCCATTCCTGGTTGACAGCTTTTGTCCCTCCTGAAGGGACGCAATGACCCGAAGGGAAATACACACGTGATCAAGCCTCATTTTTCTATTACAAACGCTGTATCTTTTAGTACAAAGTGAATCTCGTCGGGTGTGGCTGTCAAATCAATCACCTCTGGCTCTTTCGGTTCGGGAGTGACATCGATGACCTCTGGCTCATCAACAAATTCTGGAAAGTCGGGCTTCATGCAGTCGAGTTTTTTCAAAATATTCCCCATGTTACTACATTCGAAATGAATTTGAAGCGGCTGATGCAGCCCTGAGAAAGCGAGCAAGATTATTCTTCTTGGTGTTCACGGGTTGTTTAAAAGCGTTCGAGACTGCAGATGAAGCCTTGAGAAAACGGTTCAAGTTGCTCGGGCTTTTCTTTGTCTTCACCACCCTCTTCACGGGACGAATATTCTTCGCCATCATGGTCAACGTGTTGTGTTTTTGATTTGGGACAGGAACAAACCCAAGCTTTTTGTAAAACCCAACAGCCGAAGGGACCGAATCAAAGAAGATGACTTGGAGTCTCCTTCGCTTGGCATTCGTGATGATCTTTTGCATGAGAAGCTTTCCAATCCCGAGACCCGGTTTGGCAGCAATCAGGTGAATCTTCATCGTGGGCTTCTTGACTTCAATCAGGGCAAAGGCGACCATCTTGCCTTTTGTGTTGACGACCGAATAGTTTCGAGACTGATTTCGTCGGTTCCACTCGTGATTAAAAAACTCGTCGGTGATTCCGGTCGCGAGCCTTCTGGCTCTTTTACGCAGTGAATTGTTCGTGGCGCCACCTGGACCTATGATGGAGTAACTCATTTATTAGTTTAAAAAGAAATAAAACCAAGTGGCGACGAAGGAGCCACTTGTAGCCTAGTGTACAATTGACTTCGCTACGCTCGTCAATTGGTTTTAAAACCAAGTGGCGACGAAGGAGCCACTTGTAGCCTAGTGTACAATTGACTTCGCTACGCTCGTCAAGTGAGTAGCCAAATTACACTTAAGCTACAATTGACTTCGCTACGCTCGTCAATTGGTTTAAAAAGAAAACCCACAAAGAATAGAATGGCCCGAGTTCAGCTCGCAGCCGTCGGTCTCCAGGATGCATTCCTGACTGGTGAACCCGAGGTGACGTACTTTGTCAAAAAGTTTTCGAGACACACAAAGTTTGCCCTCGAGACACTCGATTCCACCTTTGATCAAGGCGCCTTTGACTTTGGGTCATACATCACGTGTACAATCCCGCGAAAGGGTCAGCTCATCAGGGGGGTCTATCTCAAACTCGTGCTCCCTGAGTTGCCGAGTCCCTACGGATACACGGACTCCATTGGCAACGCAATTGTCGAATTTGCCGATCTCATCATCGGAGGACGTGTCGTCGAGCGCATCAATGGTGAGTACATGCAAATCTATTCGCAAACTTTTTTGGGTGAATCGCAACAAAATGCCTTGAAGTATCTCATAGGTGACACGAAGAACGGTCTCGGAGGCCTCGGTCCCGCGAGTTCAGACCCAGTGCTCACAGCACCCTTTTACGGGCCGTATCCGAGGACCCTGATT